TATAGACCCTTATGTCTTAGGTTGCCTTATCGGTGATGGTTCTATAGCTTCTGTCAGCAATAAAACAAAAGTTAAAGAAAACCTTAAAAAACTAAAGTTATGGGGTAAAAAGTCAGAAGATAAGTTTATACCAGACCAGTATTTATATTGGAGCATAGAAAAAAGATTTGAGTTAGCTCAAGGTTTAATGGATACTGATGGAACTGTTGATGAAAGAGGTCATTTAAGCTATTGTACTGTATCTAAACAACTTGCTGAAGATGTAACAGAGCTTATCAGAGGTCTTGGATACAGGGTAACTATGTCTGAAGCACAAGCGAGTTATTGTAATGGAGAACAAAAAAGAGATAAATATAGATTATATATACAGGGCAACAGGAAAGATGAGTTGTTTAAGCTAACTAGAAAGAAAAACAGATGTGTTGAACGTGGCTTTCCTACTCACAAAAAGATAACTGATGTTAAATATAAACGTAAAGAACAGGCTTATTGCCTTAAAGTGTCTAATCCTAATGGACTATACATTGCAGGTAAAGATTATATTCTAACGCACAATAGCGATGCTATGCTTGTAGGTTTGTTCATAGAGGTGTTATCTAACCCTGGTGCTAAATGTGGCTATTTTAGACGTACTTTTGCACAGCTAGAGGGCCCTGGTGGTGCAATTATGAGGAGTAAAGAACTCTTTAGCGATTTTCCAGGCGCTGTGTGGAACGGAAGTAAGAGAAGATGGACTTTTGAAAGCCTTAACGGTGGTATTATCCAGTTCTGCCACGCTAATAACGAAGATGATGTATATAACTACCAGTCACAGCAGTTTGACGCTATAGCTTTTGATGAAGCAACCCAGTTTACCCGCTTTCAGTACAGATATATAATGTCACGTAACCGCGTAACTGTTAAAGGTGTAGCTCCACTGGTTATGATGGGTACTAACCCCGGTGGTGTAGGTCATATCTGGTTTAAAAACGAGTTTGTAGAACCTGGAGCCTTCGAGGAAGTTCACAAAGTGGAAGTTTCTCCAGGAGTTAAAGAAAAGCATATGTTTATACCAGCTAAACTATCAGATAATATCATACTTAACGACCGTGATGAAGGGTACGAAGCTAACTTGATGGGTCTAAACGAGATAGAGCGTAAAAGATTACTTGAAGGTGATTGGGATATCCACTCCGGTCAGTTCTTCCCACGTTTTAGTAGAGATATACACGTTATAGATTCTTTTGAGATACCTCAATACTGGAAACGATTTATTTCTATTGACTATGGACTCGATATGTCTGCAGTCTACTGGTACGCCCTGGATAATCACGGCTTTTACTATGTTTATAAGGAGTTATATAGACCTAATTTATCTTTATCTGACCTTGCTATTGCTATCCACAAAAAGACTACACCGCTAGAGCGTGATGTCCTCTCTTATACCATAGCTTCACCAGATTTATGGAACAGACGACAGGAAACAGGTAAGTCTGGACGTCAGATACTAACTGAAAATGGACTAAGCGGTTATGCTTTAAGAGCCGCTGATAACAGAAGGGTTCCAGGTTGGCGAGTTGTACGTGAATATTTAAAACCTATAGACGACCCGTTCCACGACGGTGAGGGGGAAGCTGCTAAAGTCGCCAGAATTAGGATATTTGGGGATAGGGTAAGGAAATTGCAGTCAAATTTACCTGCTCTACAGCACGACGACACTGACCCAGATGATGTTTCGGATACACCGCATAATATAACTCACGCTCCAGAAAGTTTTAGATATTTTTGTATGTCACGACCACCTCTTAAATCACTTACTCAAACAGAGGAAAACCAAATAAAACGCCGCCGAGCAGAAATAATGGCGGGAAGGAACAAATACACAGGTTATTAACTTGTTTGTGTATTTTTTTTATGCTAAGTTATTGTTAGAGGAATGTAATTTTTTAGTAATTGAGGGAGGTGTTTTAAATGCCAGACCCTAGAATGGCCGGACAAGCTCCAGCACCACAGGGACAAATGCAACAAGGTGGGGGACAACAGGATATTATGCAACAAGCACAAATGGAAATTGCTCAAATGCCGCGTCCAGAACTTGAGAAACTTGCTATGCAACTGATTATGGAAGTACAAGGTGGTCAGCAAGCGGGAGGGCAAGCACAGCCCCAGGGACAGCAACAAATGCGATAGCAGGAGGTTATGAAGGTGGATAATTTAGAGAGAAGACAATACTCCCAAAATGAAATTACCCAGGAAATAAAAAAGATATTTACCTACTTTGACGGATATCGCAAGCAGTATGAAACTGAAGTTATCGAAAATTATAAAACCTTCATTGGATATCTAAAAGAAGTTGAAGAAGGTAAATCAAACCTCCATATACCTAAATCTTATGAAATTTTAGATACAATTAGAGCCAGAATTTTAACAACTTTTTTTAATAAAAGACCTTATATAGAGTTTGAGCCTATGCCAGCCAACGGTTCTTTAGGTAGAATGGCACTGAACGAGGAGAAAGCAGATGTAGCGGCGAGTTTTGTAGATGAACAGCTTGAGAAAAATAATATCAAGTCAGTTTTCTATGATTTTGTCACTACACTTTTATTTGCCCCTGCTTCTTTTTTATCAGTAGGCTGGAGATACGAGGAAGATTACATTAAGCGTAAGACTAAAGTACCAGAGTTTAACCAACAGACCCAATCCTACACAGGTAGATGGTTTTGGGATACTGTAGAAAGTAAAGAAACTATCTGGGACGATAACGAAGTACGTAATGTTGACTTCTTCGATTTTTGGGGTGACCCAGACTCAACTAATTTAGACGACGCTCGTGGTGTATTCCACAGAGAATGGATAACTAAAGAGCGGCTCCGTCAAAAACTACAGCTCCTGGAGCGTGTTGGTGATGGAATGGTCTATGATATTGACTTAGATAAACTGACTGCACCGGCTAAAGGTTCAGAAGGTAAGTACAGAAGACTATCCTCTGTTGGTATATCACCAGGAGGAGTAGACCCTTTTAAAGCAAGTAATGATGAAAAAATGAACGATAAAGAAGAACTAGAAGTTTTACACTATTGGGAAGACAACAGACACGCTATATTAGTTAACAGACAGGAAGTCATCTATGACGGGCCTAATCCTTATTGGCGACACCGTAAGAAACCTTTTGTTAAAGCGTCTTTCGACCAACTACCAAACGAATTTTATGGCTTATCTGCTATGAAAATCATCAAACCTATGCAAGAAGAAATAAATACAATGCACAACCAGCGTATGGATAACGTTAATATGCTTATCAACAATATGTGGAAGCGGTTAAGAAGTTCTGATATCAAAGATTCAGACTTAGTTTCTGTTGCCAACGGTATTATAGATGTTGATAATATGGAAGACTTAGAAATGCTCCAGAAATCAGAGATACCACAGTCTGCTTTTATGTCAGAAAACAAACTGGAAGGTGACTTGATGGGGGCTTTAGGTACTCCAGCTAATGTTAGAGGTGCAAAAGCTGGTAGCGACCAGTCAGCAACTGAAGCACAGATAATCGCACAGTCAGCAGGTACCAGATTTGGTGTTAAGATAGAACTATTTGCCAGTGTTGGGTTGAAAAGACTAGCTATGATGATGGACTTAAATAACCAGCAGTTTGTCTGTAATGAGAGAGCGGCAAGAATAGACCCAGAGGAGAAAAACTCCTGGCAATCTATCGCTCCAGACGACCTTATAGGTGAATTTGATTATAGACCAGCAACTTCTTCTGTAGAAAAAGCGGCCAACAAAGAACTAAGAAGACAGCAGTTAACAGAAATCTTAGGTTTCTTAATGCAGGCTCAAGTACCGTTTATCAACTACAAGAAACTGATAGAAGAATGGCTTCATGAATTTGATATATCAACGCCAGAAAAATTCTTCATTCCAGACCAGGAGTTTGAAATGATTAGACGACAGGCTATTGATGAATTTACACAGCAGATGGGAATACCTGTACCAGATGGAGGGTTTGCCACTACAAACAACGGCAATTTAGGCAAAGGTCAGATGGGTAACCCAGCTAAAGTGGCAGGTGGAATGGGCCCAAGTGGTCAGCCACAGCCACAACCGTTCAATAATGGAGGTAGGTAGATATGCCAGATATACCTTTAGATGAAACTCTAACAAAAAAAGAAGCCCTCGCTTCACTGCATACAAGCGTAGGCTGGTCGTATATGAAAAAATATTTGAAAGTTAAACAGAAAGAATTGAGGAGAAAACTCGAAACTGTATCGCCTAAAGATTCAGAGGAGATAGCAGCTATACAGGCAGAGTTGAAACTTATAAATGTTTTTATAGATAAACCCAAACTAAGTTTTGAAAGACTACAAAATGGAGGTTAAATAAATGAGTGAAATTTTTGGCAAAGGCCCTCGCCGTGAGAACGATAACGAGAATCCTTTGGCCGTAAATCAGACCCGAGTTGAAGACGAGAAAGAAAAAGTTCAAGAGGAAAGTAACGAACCTACTAATCAGTCCCTGGATACAGGACAAACTGATGAACCAGTTCAAAGCGAACCTCAAGAGCCAACCGGACAATCTGATGAAGAAGCTCAATCTGATGGAAAATTAGCAAACAAATTTAATGACCGTGGTTCCTTACTGGAAGGTGTTAAGAATTTAGGTGCAAAGCTGGGAAGGAAAGTTGACCCTGTAAAAGTTGGTAATGCAACTAATGGTGATTTAGAAGAAATATACCAGGAGCTTGAAAGAGAGCTCGGACAAACATCAAACGTTGACAAGACCAGGCAGGAGAATCAACAGCTCAAAGAGCAGCTTAGCCAGTATGCACAACAGTTAAATCAAACACAGCAACAAATGACTAATATGCAAAGATATCTACAACAGCAACAAACGCAACAACAGATGAATCAACAACAAAATGCAAGCCAACAGCAGATTACCCAACAGCTTCAGCGTAACCCGCAAAACGGGAGGTTCCAGAAGCCACAACAGCAGGATAATCAACAACAAGAAGATGTTGACCCTACAAAGTGGTTGAGAGAATTTTATAAGAACCCTGTTGAAGCGATAAAGAAAATAAATAATATGTCTGATAGAGAAAAACAAGAAGTTAAAAACAATATGAATCAGCAGGAAATTCAGCAGTTTAATAACCAACAAAGACAAATGCAACAAAATGATGTAAGCCAGCTTCAACAATACAGACAACAGTTGAACCAGGAAAGTCAACAGTTTTTT